CGGCTCATAACCGGTCGGTCCCGGGTTCGAGTCCCCGAAGGCCCACCATCGCAAAATGAACTCGTGTCATTCCATTTGCATCAAGCGTGATGCAAACTCCATATTTACTCCTTCATTTTGCTCCTTTCCAAACAAAACCTGTCGGTTTCGTTTGGAGCCTTTTGAAGGCTTTGGAATGATATGATTCAAAAAATACATAGGGGAATAGCTCAGCCGGCAGAGCGACGGTCTCCAAAACCGTAGGCCGAGGGTTCGAAACCTTCTTCCCCTGCCATTAATTACTCAAAACCACCCTAAATTGGGTGGTTTTTGGCATATTTTAGCCTTTTTTACACTCATTTACGACACTTATTGACTGACGGAACCCACTCCTTTCCCTCTCAGTCACTGTGAGTCACTCTCAATCTGTAATAAAATCTGTAATACAAAATAATACTTCGATAAGGCAGAGCCGGGTTTGTCCTAGCTCTGCCTTTTTTTATTTCCCCGAAATGAATATAAAACTCGCACCTCGCTTGAGCTCTCCTGAGAACTTTTAACGGGCTTGTTTTACGCCCATAACCTTGCTCTGACATAGTCTGAAAGCTCCCTATACTTTATCTCAGACGGTCATTGGGTAAAAAGAAAGCGGGCTGTCTTTCGACAACCCGCTTAATCATATTATCTTACGATAACTACACCCACTAAAGTTATGTAAGATTATTTTTTATTTCTTTAGTGCAAGCACTGCTGCTTCAATCATTGCATCGATGCTTGCCATGTCAATAGTAAAGCCCTTGCTGTTCAGGAACTCGACAACATAAGCCTTCTTTTCTTCGCCGCGACCAGTACCAACATAAATCATTTCAGCCGCCTGAACAGCTACAGACACCCAGAATTCAATCTGCGCCATCTGCTCTGCAGTATTTTTCTGTCTCAGATATGGAACAAGCACAGTAGAAATAACCACGCTCAATAAGCCGATAAGAGCGACAACAACCTGAGTTAAATCAATCATAGTATTCCTCTTTTCTTAAAAATGTTCGCTGAATGAAGCTTCTGTTGGTTCTACGCCATATGCTTTCATCAGCTTGATCTGATTTTCCTTCTTTGCTTTGGAGTAGTATGCATTAATGCAAATAGCAGACGCTGCCTCCAGAGAAGGAATCAGGTATGCGAACGGTGTTAAGTCGTTAGTTCTCCAAATCATAATGCAGGTAAAAAGTATAACACCCACATTCAGTACGCCGATTACGCTTGCAATCCACTTAGAGAACTCAAACTTCTTCTTTCCCAAAGGAATCACATCCTTTCTGATATTTAAACACTGTAACCACGGATATCCTCAATGAATGTATGGTTCTTCATGTGTTTTTCGTAGGATTCTCGAATGATTTGATACGAAATATCAATTTCACCGTTAGTAAGTCCATGATCTTCGAGGAACTTTTCGTATTTCTCATATACCTTGAAAATTCTATTGAATTCTTCTCTTGATACCATTGAATTTTCATTTCCGGCCTTAGCTGCGAAATCGATTATTCTATCTCGGCTGCTTTGAACAAACATCTCCTCAGTCATCTTTGTATTTGCCATCAAAGCCTCCGCAACATTACTAAAGTCCTGCTTAATCTCGATAATGGATTTATCGTACACTTCGGCTCGTTCATTTACCCAATCCATCCATTTATCTCTCTTTGCGATATTGTCGGCGTTATAGTGCATATTAACTTCGCTTAACAGCTGCGCAGCCTTCATAAAATCTTCTCGTTCCTTCTTTTTGCGTGCAAAGTACTTTCTAATCTTCACAAACTCAGGAACGATTTTCCCCTTAAATTCCAGTAGCTCACCTACAATGTTCATTGCTAAAAACAGACCGACCAGAGCAATAGCTACTTTGGTCGGCATGTTTAAATATTCGATATAAGGTATCATCTCACACCATCACCTATCTCCTGTAATTATAATTTCTGGTAATAGGAAGAGCTGATCCATCCGTTTGCGATTCTGCCCCACCCATCCTTTTCTTCGAGGATAGTCTGAACAGAATTCCTCTTAACTTTCCCAATAATGGGATAGTTCATTCCTGCACCGGATCGTACATACAATACACTTGCAAGAATCTTTACCTTAAAACCATTGTTAACAATAGTCTTATCGGCTTTTTCATACGCATTATCAAGAGCATCCAAAGTCTTTTGCCCGGCTTTTCCATCTTCTACAAGACCATTTGCAGCTTGGAAGCTACGCACTGCAATATCGGTCATTTGACCAAAATCACCGTCAGCACCATGTACGCCTAAGTCGTAACCGAGAGCAATTAGCTTCTCCTGCATTGCTTTGACCTGAATACCCTTACTGCCACGAAGCATTAGAATCTGGGTAGCAGGGGTTTGTGATTCTGTGGGAGGAGTTACTGCAACAGGTGTACCGCCAAAGGTAGAACGGTAAGCTTGTGACTGCCCGTACCAGAAATACTTTCTTGTTCGTGTGTCGATATGTACAAAATAACCGTCAGCGCTTGTTTCGTACAGGCCAATACCGAGGACGCCAATGCTTTCAGCATATTTGGCTACTTCTCTCGGCGCAACGCCCTCTACAGTGATATCTGCAGCCATTCCTTTTGCGTGATAAGAAGAAGTACCACTGCCAATTGATCTATTATGAGTTGGGCATCTATATCCACTTGTGATTATGACTTTAACTCCAAAATGAGTGCGAATCTTCTGTAGGATAAGAGCTAGATTGGGATCAATTAGCGTTTGAGAGCAACAACCGTCGCCGTGACAGTTGAACTCATGGGAAGAAAAATTCTCCGATAGTTCTACGGAGTTAGCTTTAGCATATGTTTTTACAGACATAGCGTATCGCCTCCTTCATAAATATCAGAAGAGGGGAGACCCTCTTTAAAAATTATGGATATTGAAAATTGTCTAAAGACTTCCACAGAAATCGTTTTTTGCCATTAAAAAATCCGGCTTCTTCTGCCGCAAACCTCTTATCGAAGTCGTGGACAGTAATACCGCCGGGTTTAAATGTTACAGGGCTATCTAAATCCCACTTCATGAGAATAGCCCAATATTCAGGATAGTTCTTTCTAAGCTTTCTGAGCTGATCAACACTTTGATTATGACAAAACCAACAACCACCACGCTGACAATCGGTATAAATAGGGGAAAGTAGGTCGTTTTCCTCACACCATTTACGACAGTATGCTTCATCCCAGCCAATAGCTACAAGCGGAAGTGCTTTCCCTGTAACGCTATGTCTTAATACTCGTTCTGACTCATCAGCTGCAATTCCAATATAGGTAACTACATTGTCGCCAAAATGGGGTTTGATATGATTCAGAACGTTAGTTTTCAGTGCTCTAGTACACCATGATCCTCGTATTATTGGGAATCCAGTTATCCGGTCATCATTAATCTTTTTGCTAAAATAACTCTTATAAAATTCTCCTTCGAAGCTTACTCTCTCTCTCTTGGTGACGATTGTACGCATAGCACATACATGTTCAACTTCGATACCAAACCGCTCTTTTATGATCGCATCTGCCTTCTTTTTAAACTCGACCATAGGCGGAAGGTCGGCTGGAATGGTGTCCGTAGCCCATACCTCCACGTGAACAATACGGTCAAGAGGCCAACCTAGTTCTTTAATTGCCCCTAGGCAAGCAAGGCTGTCTTTGCCGTAGCTCAAGTTTAAAATATATTCTGTGTTATCTTCTCTTTTCATACGTCCATTCCTTTAATTACTAATTTTACAAGTATCAAGATTATTAAAACACCACCCGTATACGGGTGGTGTTAAGCACTTTTATTGCCATAGCTTTTGTGCGTACAGCGTGAAGATTAGGTCGAGTAGGTTTAGGGGGTAGGTCATGCAGATAAGACGAATATTGTCACGTTAAACACCCAATAGCCTGTTGTATTATCAAAGTACAATTCATAGCACAGCATCGTATCACCACTTATATCGGCGCAAGAATATACTGGAATACTACCACTATCTTTCCAGTTTAGAATGCAAACTTGTGCGCCATTACCTAAGTTAACTTTCAGAATAATAGGCTCTTCTTTTTTTGCAGTTTCGGTAAGCAGGTCACTCTTTTCTTTAACAATCGTAGCAAGCAGATATGTTTCGTCGCTGTCTACTTCCGCAAAGTCAGAAGGGTTCAGTTCAATGCGTTGCAGACCACCACCAATACCAGAGGGCAGATACTTCGGGTCGATGGTGTGGATAACGTCGGGGATGGAGACGGTAATGGTACTCCCGCCGTTTGTGTCTGCCGCTCCGTAGAATGTACCAACTTCGCCCATTTCGGGGTTGGTGTTATTGACATACACAACGCCGTAGGGGAGCCCATTATTAGTCATCAGATCTGGAAGGATAAGCCCACAATTCCCGATGTGTTTAACATCAGCACCATACGCAGAGCTGTGCCTACATTCGCCAGTGTATTCGCCGCTGTCTGTACGGATGGTGTAAGTCTTTCCGACTTCCAATACATCGGAAGTCGCTTCAATTTGCGCCGCACCGTTTGTCAGTGCGAGAGTCAACACGGTTTCACCTTTATCGGTATAGCCAGCACCAAATTCGCTAACAGGGAAACGTCTGATTATACCATCATCTTCTACAATTAAAGTGGTGCTATCACTTAAATTACCAAGAACTTCTTCGCCAAGACCTAAACTCATAACTTCCCATTCGATAGGTTTACCATCCCCGTCAACAGCTTTTACAACAAGTGTTTGACCGACTTCTGCTGTTTCGACTTTGGGAATTGCGTCAGGCAGGAATTTGATATCAAGCTGCTCAATTTTTGTTGGTAGTACTATTTCTGTGACATATGTACCGGTATAGTCAGTGGTATAAAGACCGATATTTGTAAAATGATAATCACAACCCCCTAAAGAAAGGTAGCCAGTGTTGTCTGTACATAATAGTAAATTTTCGACTTCCCAAAAACCCCGATCGTTAGCTTTTATTATATCGTCTGCTGTTATTATTTTTGTAGAGCCGTCATTTAAAACAAGTTCCGCACCAATGATTTCATCTTCGGCGAGGCATCGGTAATGAAATCTATGAAAGTTAATTCGAGATTGGTAACCAATATGGTCTTTAATAACTGTGGCACCGCGGCCTGGCTCATAAAATCCAATAAGTTGTTCTTTTTCATTACAGCTAAACGGCTTTTGAATTAAGTCGTCATATCCAATCAACAGCATAGAGTTATCTAATGGTTTGAGTGTTGACAGAATATATTTGTACTCAGCTCCCATGCCTATAATATAAACCGAATAAATACCGGATTCAGACACTTCACCAACTAGATCTATAGTAATTGCACCACTAGCAACCGCTTCTTCGCTTACCCCAAATAGTTGTTTTCCGTCGCCATTAGACAAGCTCCAGCCATAATGTGTAATGGCTAAATCGCACGATTTTTTAAGGTTAAAGCCGTTTTGCACAGTATCATATACCCAATCACCAGGGGGGAGGTATTCATGAATTTTAACATACCTATATAACGAACCATTACCAACGGTAGTTGCGCCATTAGCGATTATCTCTTCACAGTCGATTATCAATTCACCATTATAGCAAGGCCTATTTGCAATATAATTTGGAGATGTTGGGTCATTTTCTACATAGTCTTTGGTTGTATTGGGCAAGAATTTCGTATCTATCTTATGAACCATTTCCAATGATCCCGTGATAGATATTGTACAGTTTTCAGTGCTGTCATCAAAGTTAGTAATAATAAAAACACTCTGTCCGCTTTCAATAATGTCTGCACAAGCAAACGGCTCCCCGGTATCTTCGCCGCCAGCAATCCGTTCATTGCCAATATATACAGCGCTGTTATTTACATCTATCATAATATTTTTAGCGACGCATTCAAATACCTCTCCATTAAAAGCTACGGTATATTTCTTTCCTTTTTGTAGACCAATCATGTCTTCTTCGGCATACATGCCATCACTAAAAGTAATACTACTTTGTGAAAAAAGCATCTTACACTTTTCCTCGGTGTACCCAAAACCTCCTTCTGGAAGATATTTAGGGTTAATCTTGTGGATGTTTTCTATAAGTTTACCAATACTTACAGTATAATCTCCGTCACCAGAAGTAGTAATGATAGCATGAGTATCTTCTGCAACACTATCGGTAATCATAAATGGCTCACCAGTACTGTTACCAATTCCTGCAATTTCAAGATTGCCAACACAAAACATCTTATCTGCGCCGTCTTCAATATATGCACATTCGCATTCATATTCTGTACCATTCCAATTTACAATATAATTTTGACCTTCTTGTAAACCGATAGCACCATCTTGAAAATAACCACTATCTGTTATAGTGATAGTGGTTTCGGGTAAGATTTCAGTTCCAGCTTCACATTCAGTCCATGCGAGTCTGTTTTTCACATAATCAAGAGCTGTTGTATCGTTCTGCGCGTAGTCTGATTGAACGATACTCTCTTTTACGGCAAGAAAATTGTTAGTACACCAAGTTTTTATATCATCACGCAATTTAATTAAAGCTTCTGTAATAGTCAAATTATCACCTTCTTCTTTATACTGTTCTGACGAACTATATTTTTAAGTAACCACATCGGTACTTGCGATAAATGTGCCGCTATTGCACGGAAGCATTTGCAATGTTTTAAGCTCCCAATACGACTTAGTATTCCTGCAGCCATTCGATAATGTATTTGTTTACCAGATACTAATCGCTTATAAGCCCGTCTGCAAGCCCTCCTAAACCGAAGCAGATTCTTCTTTTTGGGAAGAACGTACCCTCTACCGTAACGATAGCCGAGTGCGGAAGGAAGCCGCTTTGACGTAGGAAAAACCTGCCAATTGCTTTTTAGCCTAAGGCCATGTTGGCTCAACCACTGTTGTATTCTTTTTATCGCCTTATGCAGAGTACGTTTTCTGTTAGAAAACAACAAAAAATTATCCATATATCTTACATAATGAGAGACTCCCAGTTCCTGTCGTATAATATGATCTAACGGCTGAAGGACTGTGTTGGCAAACCACTGACTACAGTAGCTGCCGATTAGAATGCCATCTCTGGTTGTGCGCTTAATCAGATCTAAGATCTTTTTGTCCTTTATCAAATGCCCCATTCTTTCCTGGACAACATTAGGAGAGAGGCTTTCATAAAAATGATGTATATCAATTTCGGCACAATATTTTGTGCCTTTTTTGTCATTTTTCATCCATTTCTTTATTCCTCTTACACCATAAGAAATACCTCGACCTTTGATAGAGCCGCAACACCAGTGATCCATACCACGCATCATAATTGGTTCTAATACTTGAATTAGTGCATGATGAATGTACTGATCCGGCCATAGACGAGGACTATGGATATTTCTTGTTTTATTTGCAGATTTATCATATATAACAAGGTGACGTGATGGAGCAGGAGAGAAACCTTCCTCAAGGATGTTTCGCAATTCAACTACACGGTCGTCAACAGTTCTTTCTACCCAGTCGACAATTCTGTACTTTCTATGCGTTCGATTAACCTCAAAGATGGCTACCTTTAAATTTTCATCACTAACTAATGTAGGCCATAAATTTCCTACTCTTTTCATAAAAATACCGTCCTTATTTCGCTTCACGGTTTTTCGGGGATCCTACTAGACCGTGTCCTAACAGCTTATTTTCACCAAGAGGTGCGGGAAAGTATGTGTATAGTAGACGGCTAAGCCTTATATAAGGAGACGAGCACCAACATTCGGGTTCGACTCAGAAGCCCCATAGTTACCGTTGCACATGAACGGACCATAGTTCGGATTAGAGTCATAGTTACCACCCGAAATCAGAACAACACCACCAGAGGTATCGATGCAGGCAGAAACCAGATGTCGGCGCAGAACACATACAGTCCCAAATTGTTATTTTATTTTAGGGGGTTGCGACCCCCTTAGACCCCCTTAGGGGAGTTTTTGGAGACGAGCACCAACATCCGGGAACGACCCAGAAGCCCCATAGCCACCGATGCACATGAACGGACCATAGAACGGATTAGAGGCATAGACACCACCCGAAACCAGAACAACACCACCAGAGGAACCGATGCAGGCATCACCAATATACTTAGGAGTCATGTCCGTAACTTCTGCTAATTTTGTGGGATATAGGGCATATTCCAATCCTTCATTATCGGGAATCCCAAAATCTTGTATCCAACCCATAACATCTGTGCTTCTCTGATAGCTGAGCTTGACAGCACCTTCTGCCGTAACATCATCTGACATTTGCTCAGGATTATTGAAAATATAAATGTCAGCACCATCAAATGTGATACCATCGATCCATTCGCCCACATTTGACCATGGATTCTCAATCCATCTATACTGATTGCCTGCATCTCCATTTGCCACGGTAACCATGCCTGTATGATAGATCATATTATCGGTGGCTCCGTTTTTAACAATACTACCGCTAATATTGCCTTCTCCAATTACAGCCTGTCCATCCCAAGTGGCATATTCAACCAAGAACAGCATTCGTATCGTCCACCATGCAGCAAAGTCTTGTAAGAAATAGCCGCCGTCCCCAGCAGCGCTGGTAATCCCATAGCGGGCTCCGGTTCTTGGTACATCTGTTAGTGGTAACGCATTTGTGATACTACCCATTAACGCTCCTTCTACAGCGCAATGATATCTTCCGATGTAAGCCACATCACGCTCTCCTTTCCCATCGCCACGATCTGCATGCATTGGAGATACGTGGAATCCATTGACGGGGGCGTCTGCAATTTGCAGAGTTAGAGCATCTTCAGTAGAGGTCCATCTATACCAGAACTTAGGAATAGATACCAGACTTTGCCCATTTTCATCTGTTATCTTTTCCATTCCTGCCCATGGCATTAAATTATCAAACGGACTGCTACCCACAGATGTATCGACGGCGACGACAGGGGAGGGGAATGAGGCTGCTTCATCTATTCTTGTAAGAACTGGAGTATCTGTTCTATCCCAGGAAACGCCATAAATATGAGCTAAAGATACAAGCTCGGTAACATCAAATTCAAGTTTGGTATAATCGATAATAATTAACTCCTGAAGTGCCTCTTTTAGTTCATCTAACTCAAAATGAACTTCGTTTATGGCTGGAACTATAAAGTTAGTTTCAGTCTCTAATTCTGAACCGCCTGAAATGCCATATGCTAATTCCATTAAAATTGATTCTACATCTGCAAAAGTTTCAAGCTCAGCACCATTTTTTATCTGAGCTATCTCATTTGCGTTGTCGGACACAATGCTTCTGATATCAGCATGAGCTTTATCAGACGTGTTATGGGAGTCAATCTGGCCAGATGCATCTTCGAGTTTGCTTACTCGGTCTTCGAGTGACATGTAATCATCAACAATGAGTACGTACTCTGACCCATCCCAGACATATAAACTCTTACCGCATACAAACAGAACATTTTCTACGCCTTCGTTCGGCAATTCATCTTCTACTCGTACTTGAACCTTATCTTCAATAATAAATTTTTCCCCAGTTTCTGTAATCCATCCTATTTTACCTTCGTCTAAAAATAGTATATCAAAGAAATCAATGTCACCGCTCAACAATGCGCCATCAACATTAGCTTCGGGGCCGAAGACATGCCTTGATTTATAATTAAGCATTTAATAACCTCCTCAAAAATGGCACCACAATAATGTGGTGCCATTTTTTATTTAATTCACAATTTGGGTTAGATTAGCACTACATTGACTGCATCAAGCTCGCCTTCAGACTCTATATTGTCCCAATCGAGAATTGGGATAATAGTGACTGTTGTCGGAATTATTTTTCTTACTCGTTTTATAATACGCCCAGAGTCCATCTTCTCCATTTGTGTAAAAGAAATCTTTAAGTCAATATTACCTGCTTCAGAAGTTAAATCTGAGTCAACAGGTAAAATGTATTTTAAATAATTGTTATAATTCTCAGAACGAACGAGGGTTTCACTTCTATACCTGCCACTAGCAGGAAGAGTATACTCTAACTGAGCATTAAATTCTTCCATACGATGTCCGTTATAAGTAGGGGAAGTGAGAAACCAAAGTTCATCCACAAGGTTGCTTTTTTGAACAATACGTTGCTCCTTGGTTGTAATCATAGAATTATCTTCGTTGATTAAGAAAACATACATTTTTGATGTATTACACCTCCGTGAAAGCGACTTGCGCTATGTTGTTGGCTATAAACAAGGATGTAGTCATTATCCTCTTGTATTTATAATCATATCTGCCACAAGCTCAGCCATAGGTACACCACATTGTCGCAAGATACACCCTATAAGCCGCCCGCGTCCACTTTTAACCTCGATAATTGTTACGATAACGCCGATCGTGTACTCTGTGGTGATTGTATCATTCAAAGTATTTGAGACAAGGCAATAGTACTCTGTCGCACCTAATTCATCTGTCGGTGGATAAAAATTTTGCTCCGTACTCACAACACCGCCGTCTTTCCCATTTACTCTTTTATGCCACTCAAAACTCACAGTCCCTCCATCCGGTTGCGGATTGCTTGCAATTATTACAAGAGGAGAAGGGGAGGAGCCAATTGTATATGTATATTCTGAGTTAAACGAAGAAAGTGCAACAGGTTCGTCGGCTGCAGTTATCTCTACTGGGGCGGTGCCGGTGTAATAAATGTTTCCTTCTGGGAGTTGGGAGATATCTGATCCACACCAAACATACGAGCTTGTATTACAAAGTCCTGCGATTTGTGCAGTTGGATCAGATGGGGTTATTGCTGAAAGAGCCCACTTTGTACCAGAGGTTAATGCAAAGTAACATTTCCACTCATTATCTGTCACAAAATACGCTATTGTTGAGTCGATGATTATAAACTCCATTTTAGAGAATATGATTGCATATACTGGATTGTTTACATCTAAATCGTCTTTTAGCCCTGTATCAACTATTATGGCGTGCGGATAATCAGGCTCGTCAGGCATTACTGGCAGGACTACATTATTGTATTTGTATTTAATCATATAATCTATTCTTCCTTATAATTAGGAGAAACCATCCCAGGTTAATACACATTGATTGCCATTTTTAACCACTGAGATAGGATATTCATTGCTATCTAAAGTAATGGTGACGATTTCTGTACTACTGTCTTCATAAGTGGTTGTCACAGTTACATTATCTCTGTCTTTTGTGGATGCAACGCTTACAGGAATAGGTTTTGCGGTCTCATATTGTAACTCCAACATCTCAATTGTATCGTCGCTATAAATGCGGAAATAAATTGAAGATTGACCTAAAGCATCAGACTGGAAATATATAGCACCCTCGTTACGAGAAATGATATTAAAAATATAGCTGTCTGTATCATTGGGGCGCCATACAGCTCTGACCTTGTATCCTGCTGCGTACACCTCTGAAAAACTTTTATCAGCTGAATAAGTTTCGTCATCATTTCTTGTTATCGTTACAATAATATCTTCCATTCCATTTTTAATAATGGAAACATCCTGTGCTATTTTTTTTGTTTCAGAGTCAATATTTAGCAGTTTTTCATTTAAATTCTCAACACTACTTATGGACGCAAACTCATTCGCATGCCTGCCATCCAATGTATCGGCATCTAATATACTACTTACAGCGTCTATCCATACGCCATTCTTTTTTGTTTTTAACACTGACACTTTATCACCCCTTTACAACTTTCATTCATTATGAATGGTAAACATTTATAGGCTTACGACTAACAACCATAATTGCGTTTTCTACATGCATACTCACACAGTAATGCATCTAAGTCCTTATATTCTAAGGCAGGAAATAAAACGGACGAAAAAAACAGTTCGGCATATGCAGATTGCCATAATAAGAAATTGGATAACCTTTGCTCTCCTCCAGTGCGCAATATAATATCTGGGTCTGGCACTTCACCCGATAGAATAGCGGAGATATCATCTTCTGTCTTAGCTCCGGAAGCGACAGCCCTCGCAATCTCGTCTCTGCCGCCGTAGTCCACACAAATAGTCAGTGTCACTTTCGTACCTTCGTTTGTCGCTTTTTCCATTTTTTCAAGTTTATCTATAAAATCTTTATCAAATCTATCTCTCCGTCCTAAGAATCGAACTTTGATGCCGGCTGTAATATACCATTCACGCCTATCTTCAAAGTACCAACGAGCCAAATCCATTAGTAAACTGACCTCATTTTTAGGACGCTTCCAATTTTCAGTGGAAAAACAATATACTGTAAGATAAGGGATATCGTTCTGAATTGCCCAATGGCAACAGTTTTCAATCACAGTTAAACCTTGAATATATCCCATGTTAATAGGGAGCCCGTTAGCGTTTGCCCAACGCCGATTCCCATCTGCGATGATGGCTAAATGCCTTAATCTTCCGACTTCTTTATTCTTCATATAGTTCGATATATTCTGCCTTTCTTGTATTCCAAGAAAAATCTTGCTCCATACAAATCTTACGTTTTTGTATTAAAGCATCACTGTCCATATACAACGAAGCTGCTTTATGAATAGCTTCTGTCAACCCATTATCGACAATAATGGCGTTCTCTTCATTAAAATTATCTGCTAAGCCACCATTCAAAGTAACAATTGGGATTGCTCCATAACAACTTGCCGTCATTGGCATTAAACCACAAGCCTCATAAATACTTGGCTGTAAGAAAAAGTCTGCCCCAGATGTAAGCGGTGCAATCTGTAGGTGTGACGCCCACTTATCTAAATATACTACTCCATCGGAACGTTTGAATTCCTTAAAGCGTTTTTCATACTTTGCATCACCCTTGCCGACAACCAACAATACACCACCACTGTTCTTGATATCTTCCACTACATTAAGAACGTCGTCTATGCCTTTTTCCTCTACTAGTCTGCACATTAACAAACAAATATATGGGTTTCCGGAGATACCATACGTTTGTAAAAGTCGTTGCTTACATATTTGTTTGCCGCTTTGATCATCAGGGCTGTACTTCATTGGAAGCAAAAGCCCTTTTTTAGGGTCAAATACAGTATTAAGAATACCGCTTGTTATTCCTTTAAAATTCATTGACGACAGCGCAGAGCTTAAAGAGCTACGCATTTTCATCATATTTCCTGCATAGCTTTTCGAATTAACTGTGATAGCATCATAATAAGCAAGCGAATCTTCTTTGCCATCTACAAATTCAGCGTAGTCAAAAGTATAGATAGCCTTTGGTGGGCGTGAGCTCAGCATATTTATTAACCATGGCTCTGACATGTTATGAAAAATATCTGGCTTAAGCCTGTTAACGACGTCAATTGCTTTATCTGGCCACATATTAGGCTTAATCATATAATAGTCAACGCAAGAAAACCTGCACGACTTAACCCCGTATTCAATTGTTCTAATATCGCTAACAGTTTTCGCAAGCACACCATCGCCATCTGGACAAACTACTGTAACCTCATAATTTTGACCAAGAGAGTTGGCTAAACTGTCAACCAGTTCTGCCATGCCGCATTTAACAACTCCTGAAAAAATACTCTCTTCGGCTATAAGAACTAATTTTTTCACGGCAAAACCCCCTTTATCCCTATTAACTGCAATAATTGACTTTCTGCAATAGACATCATCATATTAACAGCTTGCTCGGCTGTTGCATTTTCAAGTAGTTTTTTGTTGCAAAATGCCATACCAGACAAGATTTCATTTGCAAAATAACTGCCATTTTTTGTCCAAAGGCCGAACCTTTCTGTTTCCTTGTATACGCGTTCCTCTGATACGAGAGCAACTTTTTCGCCGTTTTGCTTTACAGCATGTTCACCAACTCCCCATTTATCGATATATTGATAAAAGCCTTGATCTGCATTAAAAAAACGATGTCTTTTTACCACGTTTACGGTCGTACCATCCTCGAACGTATAGATAGTATAGTATGGACTAAAACGACCACGTGAAATGGAATACACCGGAGTTGGGCAACCATCTTTATCCATAACAAAATCTCCAATATGTAGCTTATCAATGCGACGTTTACTGCCATCTGCCATAGTAATTAAAGTATCTGCAGATAAGCATTCTACATAACCCTCTGATATACTGGATCTATCAATCGTTAGATAATTGCTGCTTTCAGATACGCCCCATACAATAAACAGCTCACCGCCTTTGGGCATAAAACTTAACTCGTACTCTCCGTTACTTGATTCACATGAGCCGAATAAATTGGATGAAAGTGTATTAACCGTTTCGTTTGTATATGATAGTAAGCTTTGACTGTCTATTGAACTAACATATACAGACATTATGTCTTTGCTGCATCTGCCTGAAATCGTGTAGCGCGGATCTCGAATTGATTTACTTCCTTTACAGACTGTGCACTGAGCCTCACCAATAGCCCCGGCACCACCGCAGGTCGGGCACGTCATCGGCCCTTGTTGCGTTTCGATATATTGATAGGCTAAGATGTTGTTATTTTGTTCTACGTCAATTAAATTTGCCTCTACAGAACATACAATACTGCCGGTCTGAGCATATTCAGCTGGTACGCGAATCCATATAGACGCTATGTCATCAAAGCCAGGCACGCTTGAGATTATAAATTCCCCATTATCACCTGATTTGCCTTGCGCCACAATATTGGAAAGCAGCGCATCAATACTACCTGCTTCAAATCCTTTGGAAATATAGACGGTCGTATTTGGCGGGGCTGTCGTACCGCAAAAATCATACGTACAAAGTGACGATAGTTCTTCAGTGGTGTTAAAATAGGCAACAACATCGTCGGTTATGACAACTGCCATGACCCCCAGAGCACTGCCATTACCATCTGCAATATAAAAAGCTCCACTAACTAACTCGTCATCACTCCGCTTATATACTGGCATTGTTTGATTTGTAAAGCCATAAAGGATAGTTTTTCCGTCAGTACTTGAGAACATAAAGTCACTCCTTAAATTACAACAACATTATTTTTTAATTCCGACATGGTTACAAGTATAATATCTCCGACATTAAATTTGCTGAAGTCTATTGAAGATAAATCGCCACTACCAACATCTACCAAATGGACGTTTGATACAGTGGCAACATTTTCGCTTGTATTGACCCATAGATCACCATCTGACGCATTTTCTGGCTCATTATCAGATACAAAAATACCGATATTATTTTTTGCAGTACTCTTAGCAGTTGAATCAAGATATTGAGAATCAGAATATATAACAGCTCCGTTGCTACCGTTAGTAATAGACTCGATCATTTCTCGGAGCTCTCGCACATCTGCGTTTAAATCCTCATATCGTACATAATCAGCATTATTTTCATATATATATCCGAATGGTTTTGGTCTTGGTACTACAGGAATGCAAATCATTTGCGTAGTGAATGCGACAGAGTCGCTTGTCTGGTTATAAATATAAAGACGAATAGGCTTATCTTCTTGCAATAAAATGTTTGGAACTTCAACTAAATATTCATCATTATCTGCTATGTAATTTCCAACGTACACATCTCCACATTGCTCGTTTGAAAAGTGGAAATAAGTTTCGCCGTATGATTCAACCCCTAATAAGATGATTTGTTGCCCCATATCCCATTGATATAATTTTTCTAATTCATTTCCGTTTATATCTTTACAAAAAATACTCATTATTCACCACCTTACCCAGTACGTCTCCAAACATATGCTCCTGTATTATCCGTGTCCTCCATAACTAATACCCATGTTCCACCGATAGAATCGCTAGGCACTACTTCTGCATCCGCCATATACATTGAGCCAACTGGGTAGACTAAGTCTAAAAGAAGGGTATTAAATGGGGTCTCGCCGACAATAAAAGAATTCAAGGAGCTTATTTCTAACGTGCCTTTTGCGTTTAATCTTTTGTTTACTGTAAAATCATTTTTACCCCATTCAAATACAGGAACACCAGGTTTTATAGTTGCTCGTGCGATTACAGTATTTATCTTATCCTTTGCGACTACCTCTATAATGTAAGTATGTTCATAATCAAGGCCGTTAATTTTCGCCATCGAAACATACGTGTCATCTGTCACGGAACAAGATAAGCTCTCTGGCTGAGTCGCAATTCCATCTTCGTCAATAACAGAGAATGTAAGGACTAGTTCATTCTCTGCAGATCCGTCTTGTCCATCAACGAATTTCCCGCTGTTAAAGTTACCCTTTATTGTCAGTGTAACGTTACCAGACGTAGGATCGTCTCGTTTGGCAGACAGGTCGGTGGTGAGCATGACATATGGTATCATATCTATATAAATATCTTCAGATGTAGAAACACCACGCGAATCTACTACAGAAACTTGAATAACGTTGGAATTAACTTTAGCGATATCTACAATCCCGTTCTGGGCTACGATTCCGTTAACCGTGATTGATGATATTGTCGAATCGTACTTCGAAGTCGCATCCACATATACATGGGCAGAAGAGCAGAATTTAATAAATTTACTTGAATCTCCGGTAACAGCGAGCGTGCTTTCGTTTGTGTCCACAACTGTTGCGGAAAACGAGGGTGCGCAAATCGCTGGCCACACACTAACAATGAGGGGTACTCCAGAAAAACCCAACAGCGTTTCTCCAGAATATGTGTAGACGATTATGGTAACGATGCCATTCTTGTAATTTGGTATTTGACTATAAAATGATGTAGGTACTCTAAATGTATGTGTTTGGCCGGATAGCTTTTCTTCTATATTAGAGCTATAGCCACGAGAATTTATGTACCCGCTCAATTCACCAAAATCGTACTGGATAACATAATCATATTTAGGGGAGTATTGGTTCAAAACGAGAGAATAAGTCTGATCGATATAAAGCTGAACTGGGTCCACAAATGCAATTTGTGAATAATCAGACATATTGATCTCCATGGAATAAGTAGAAGATATATCAATTGACTCGCTTATATCATGCATCACACAGTCTATTTTTAAAACAACAGTCTTGTTATCGATTCCATTGTGTTCTATTGCATGAGAGTTGAACGGTGTAGCTGGAAATGTATCTGTGATAACCTCGGTCTTTTCCTTTGGCGTACTAATGACTGCTGTGCCATTTTTAAATGATCCAAACAAAAAATCATCAACATACATATCTGCATCTATCAAATAATTGCCAGATTTTCCGTAGTGATTAAAGTAAATTTTATCTATAGAAATATTTGATGTGTCGCCAGTGTCAAGATAAGAGGCTGTCCACCAAAAACTCGCATAAGCCTTTATCTCATCTGTGATATCAAATGTTAGAAGCACATTGCCATTTTTCTTAATTACCATATTTCACCTCTTTACACCCAAAACGCAGCTGTTTTCTCCTCACCATCAGCTGTTACATAATCCTCAAATCGTGCATGATTTCCTATAACTAAGTAATTTTTTACAGTTATGTCTATCGCTTTTACACCTTCATCATTTGCGGACAATACAATTTCATCGTCAGCACCGTTCTTTTTTGATATATACATACCTGTATTATCTAATTTATTTTCGATATTGCTACCGCTATTGTAAATAGTCAATCCAGTGCTATCAAATGTATACCCGGATGTAGTTGTAACTGAGTTAATTCCGCTTTCGAACTTTAAACTTAGGTCTTCCGCTGTCTGCTGTAGTGTAGAGATGCTTCCATTAACATCTTTGAGGTTTGTTATTATCTTATTATCCATAACCTGCAAGATAGGTGTTTTATTGCCATCATAAATCTGGAGTGTATTTCCGAGTATTGCCTCTCCGATAATTGTCTCTGCGTTAATTCCATATGTTGTGGTTTCATCTGGTAGGATTAACTTGCCGAGAGCTGTACTACATGACTTCCAAGCGTCTTTAGTAAAGACAATAGTATTGTTGTTAATTTTTATTTGACAATCATCTATTTCTCCTGTTTCTTCATCTATCTTACGCCCAGTGTAGCCGGTATCATCAATAACAACACTTTGGTTTGTAGATGCCAGTACAGCATTCTTTGTGAGAGTTCTCGAAGTTTGCACAAACTCCTTAAATGCATCGTACTCGCCATTTTTAATAGGGTAGAGGATGTCTTTAATGAAGTTTATAGAGTTAGAAGACTTCTGGATGCTACCTAAAATTTTTTCAAACAGTGCTTTGGGGTCGTATTTATTAAAACGATTTCCAAATTTCATAGTTAGTTTCTTGTCGTCGTAGTTAACAGTGATGTTTGATAGAAAAAGAGCAGCTATATCATCATCGCTTAACTCGACATTTATTAACACACCGGTTTCTAATTGTTCACTCCAAGGCTCGAAGTTCTTCTCAAATATAAAGTTCTCTACATCTAAATCAAATTCTTGAGTAGGGAAGGAGACCCTGAGAAGTTGACTCTTAGCACGATCATACAATGTCTTCATCTGTTCGAATCGCTCTTTATATGTCATGCTCTCAGTTACGATGACATATTCATCATTGTAATTGCCTTCATATATGTAATTTGATAATTCGCTATATTCTGATTCTGTAAAGAATTTGTCTATTTGGCATGCGTTGTTTACGGCATTGATCATTTCTCTTAACTCAGATAATTCAGAATCGAGACTTTGGATTTCTGAGTTTAATGATAATCTGTCGGCGTTCGCTTTAGAAATAAGCAAGTCGATAGATGCGAGAGTCTTGTCAACATCTTCAGATATATCGATCTTAATGCTATCGTCATATATGTAGCCATCTTCGCAAGCGATACAATCTTCAACGCCAATCTTACCCTCGCCGGAACAAATTATGCACTTTTCTGCGAGAGCTTTATTGTAATTACCAACTTCTGATGTATTCCCGCTTGCTACTATATTGTCTCTACAACGATCATACATATTGATCTGAATTTCCAGTTTGTCATATTCTGCCACCTTACTATCTTGCGCAGTCTTCTTATTGTAATAATCAAGATTCAGATCGTAATATCCTTGCTCCGAACCATCAATAAGATCCATCCAATCCTTGACACGAGCACGTAATTCATCACTCATCCAGTCAAGATAGTATTTGAAGTTGTAAATTACACCTGTA